GGTTATTATATTGTACGACCTTGTGTTAATATGTTAGGACTAGGATTAGGTGCTCAAAAACTGTGGTTAGAAAAAGATACATGCCACTTACCTGTAGGACATTTTTGGTGTGACTGGTTTGAAGGCAGACATTTAAGCATAGACTATCATTGGGGTAAACAAGTACTAGCAGTAGAAGGACATAAGTCCGATAAAACATTTGTTAAGTGGGATCACTGGGTCCGTGTTGCAGATCGTATTAAATTGCCCGATATTTTAAAAAAGTTTGCTAATAAATACGAATGGATAAACTGCGAGTATATTGGTGGTAAACTTATCGAAGTTCACTTTAGACACAATGAAGACTTCGAAGGTGGCATTACACACTTTATTCCTGTGTGGGAAGGTGAAACTATAGACCCTCCTGATGATTATAGATACAGAGAATATCCAGACATCCACGGCCGAATAGGAGCATATGTAAAATGAAACAGTTGACACCTGCGGGTTGCTGTGATATAGTTAATATTACTAGAGGCATCAAACACATTACCCTTGGCAATTATGGCTTCAAGGTACAAGTAGATTACTGCTCAAATTGCGGCAGTATGAAAGCAACTTCACACATAAAGGAGCATAAAATTATGGCAGGTGATACTCTTTTTGCGGAAAAAGTAGGACAAAAATTAAAAGTCGAGATTTTCGAAACAGAAAATGGATGCGGCACCCGCTTTTTTATTAATGAAGAATTTATTAAAGAAGAGATTTACGAAGATAAGTCAATTCACTGGGCACGTTCTGTTGCAGAGAATTGGATCGACGGCATCAGAACATTAAATGGGTAATTTCATGAGTTTATTAACTCCAAGAACGCCTGAAAGAGTACACCACGAGATAGCAGAAATGTTAGCTAATGGTGTAAATTATATTGATGCTCTTATCGAGTACGCAAGAATAAATGATCTCGAAATTGAAGCGGTCGCGGACATCGTAAAGAAATCTTCTATTCTAAAGGAGAAAGTAAGAACCGATGCTGTTCAACTTAAATTGGTAAGGAAAGATGATCAAGACATCATTGACCTTTGCGAATGAAGAATCTTTTAATTTCTATGTCAAATATCTCGCATTAAAACAGCACTTTACTACAGACGGATATGACTATCATAAGTATAGAGGAAAGATAAAAGCATCGTTCGATACCTTTCGTACTCGTAATGATGTTTTCTTTTTTCATAAACTTGCAAACAAAGAAGATCCAGAAAATCTTCTTTTAGCAAATATGATAGTTAAACCGAATGCTTTCATACGTGAAATTGTAGAGCAAGATGGCGAAGATAGATATTTTGAATGGAAGAAAAAGACAGACTCGTTAGGCAGAGTTTTTAAAGAAGACTTAAATAAACTTGAAGACGATTATCAACAAAATTTCGTCTCTAATAACGGACAACACCCTCATGTTATGGGTTTATATGTCCAAAGAAAAATCACGCTCGAATCATTTACTATTCTAACGAACCTCTCCAATATTTTTCCGTATTGGGACAAAGAAATCGTTGACAAAATCGTCGCGCGTGATATAATAAGACTATCGAAGAAGTATAGACCTTTTTTGAATATTGATGAAAAAAAGTTTAAAAGTATTATTCGCGAACGTTTTTTCTGATATAAATATATGTGTTGCTACGGCAACATATATATCGCAACATAAAATCATATATTGTTATACAAGGAGATACACATATGGTAGATTTCGCCGCACTTAAAAAGAATCGTTCAAAGTCCCTCGAGAAATTGAACAGCCAGCTCGACAAGATGTCGTCTAAGAGCTACTCAGACCCCAACGAAGGTAAATTCTGGAAACCAACCCGCGACAGCGCCGGTAATGGTTTTTCTATTATTCGTTTCCTACCTGCCCCAGCAAATGAAGAAATGCCTTTCGTCCGCATCTGGGATCATGGTTTCCAAGGCCCGACCGGTCTTTGGTATATTGAAAACTCCCTCACCACTATCAATCAAGACGATCCAGTTTCAGAGTTCAATGGTAAACTCTGGAATGAAGTAGGTACTGACGCTGCGAAAGAACAAGTTCGCAAGCAAAAGCGCCGTCTGAAATACGTGTCTAACATCTACGTTATTAAAGACGGAGCCAATCCTGAAAACGAAGGTAAAGTATTCCTTTACGCTTATGGTAAAAAGATCTTCGACAAGCTCAACGATCTTATGAACCCAGAGTTTCCTGATGAGCAACCGGTTAACCCGTTTGATCTGTGGGAAGGTGCTAACTTCCGTCTTAAGATTCGTCAGTACGAAGGCTATCCTAACTACGACAAGTCAGAGTTTGAAGCAGCTGCTCCTCTCTTTGACGATGACGATAAGCTTGAAAGTGTTTGGAAAGAAGAGCATTCACTCCAGGAATTGCTAGATCCTAAGCATTTTAAACCGTACGCAGAACTCAAAGCAAAACTCTATAGAGTTCTTGCTCTTGAAGATAGCTCGCACTCTGGTGGCGTGTCTATGAATGCAGGTGAAGATGATGATATCGATCTAAGCAATTTTAGTTCTAAACCAAAGACTTCACCTGAACCGACTTTGAAGGCTGCAATGGCCGAGTCGAAGATGTCTATGGATGACGATGACGATCTTTCGATCTTCAAGGAACTAGCTAATGGCTAATAAAACCTATGAACAGGTTTTAGATTTTGACTTCGGCTTCTCTTTTATCGATGAAGAGCTTCAAGAAAGAGAAGCCGAAGCTCAACAAACTATTCAGACAATCAGTCATGAAAAGAAATCTGTAGAAGATCAACTCACAGATGCGAAAGTAAAAGCTGATGATCTTGAATATCGACTAGAACTTCTATTTAAATCTATTACACCTTTCTTGGATAATCTTTGTAAGAATCCAGAAAAGTCAACAATTTATTGGCCTGATCGAGTTGCTAAGATTGAGGCCTATAAGAAGAAATTATTTTCAATCGTAGAGGGAGCATAATATGGGACTGCTTGACAAGCTAGTAAAAAATAGTACAATTAAAATGACTGCTCCTATCATGGACTCTAAAGTCTATGGCAAAAAAGACATGGCTCCTACACCTATTCCTATGGTAAATGTGGCTTTGTCTGGACGTGTTGATGGTGGCCTAGTTCCTGGTCTCTTAGTTCTTGCTGGTCCTTCTAAACACTTTAAATCAGCATTTGCTCTTGTTATGGCAGCTGCATTTATGAAAAGAAACGAAGACGCTGTAATGCTCTTCTATGATTCGGAATTTGGTACGCCTCAGGCTTATTTTGAGTCCTTTGGTGTTGATATGGATCGTGTTGTTCATACTCCAATTACTAACGTAGAAGAACTTAAATTTGATATTACGCAACAGCTCGATAAAATTGAGAAGGGCGACAAAGTCGTAATCGTTATCGATTCTGTTGGTAACCTTGCTTCTAAGAAAGAAGTTGAGGATGCTCTTGACGGTAAGTCAGTTGCTGACATGTCTCGTGCAAAAGCTCTTAAGTCTCTTTTCCGTATCGTGACACCACATCTTAATCTTAAAGATATTCCTATGATTGCAGTTAACCACACTTATAAGGAAATCGGTTTGTTCCCGAAAGACGTGGTATCTGGTGGTACTGGTATCTATTACTCAGCTGATACTATTTGGATCATCGGTCGTCAACAAGATAAGGTTGGTACTGAGATTCAAGGTTATCACTTCGTGATTAATATCGAGAAATCTCGTCATGTTAAAGAGAAATCTAAAATCCCGATTACAGTAAGTTGGGAAGGTGGTATTCAGAAGTGGTCTGGTCTTATGGAAGTCGCTGAAAAAGGTGGCTATCTTCGTAAGCCAAAGGTTGGTTGGTATGAAGCAGTTGATCCAGCTACTGGTGAAGTCATTTCTGATAAATTGCTCAGAGCAAAAGAAATTGTTGACAATTCTGAGTTCTGGGATATGATGTTTAATAAGACCGATTTTGTAACCTACGTGAAGAATGCTTTCTCAGTAGGTGGTACTGTTTCAATTTCGGATGATGGCTTGGTAATTGAGGAAGATGACGAATAATGCTTGAAAAAACAATTCTATCAAATTTAGTATTCAACGAAGATTATTATCGTAGAGTATATCCTTACATTAAACAGGATTATTTTGAAGACAGCGATTTGAAGAAGGTGTTTGATACATACTCAACGTATGTTGAACAATACAAGGAGCCTCCATCCGTGGAGGCTCTTAAAATTTCTATCGATAAAAGAAAAGATCTTAATGAGAACTCATACAAAAATGTGATGACTCATGTAGACGATCTTAAAATCGATGGTAATACGAATATCGAATGGTTGGTATCTGAGACCGAGAAGTTCTGTCAGGATCGTGATCTTTTTAATTCTATCCGTAAAGCAATTTTGATTATGGATGGAGAAGACAAGTCAGCAGATAAAGGTTCTATCCCAGAACTTCTATCACAGTCTTTAAGTATCAGTTTTGATACATCTATTGGCCATGACTTTATTGAAGATGCAGACTCTCGCTATGATTTCTATCATCGTAAAGAAGAACGTCTGCCATTTGATATTGACATGCTCAACAAGATTACGAAAGGCGGTTTGCCTCGTAAGTCTATGACTGTTCTTCTTGCTACAACCGGTGGTGGTAAATCACTTGTTAAGTGCCACATGGCAGCTAGCTATTTACTTCAGGGTAAAAATGTGGTATATATTACTATGGAAATGGCCGAAGAACGTATCGCAGAACGTATCGATGCAAACATGATGGATGTTACAATTGATGAACTAAAAATCATGCCGCGTGATGTATATGAAAAGCGAATCGAGCGTATTAAAGGTAAAACCACTGGTAAGCTTGTTGTTAAAGAATACCCGACTGGTTCTGCTCATGCTGGGCATTTCCGTCATTTGCTTAATGAGTTAAAGATGAAGCGTGGATTTGCTGCAGATGTTATCTTTATCGATTATCTCAACATCTGTTCTTCTTCTCGTGTTAAAGGTGCTGCAGCTGCTAACTCTTATACTCTTGTTAAGTCTATCGCCGAAGAAATTCGTGGATTGTCGATGGAGTTTAATTGTGCTGTAGTTACATCTTCTCAGTTTAACCGTGATGGTTACGGAAATTCTGATGTTGATCTAACAAATACTTCTGAGTCTATGGGTATCACTCATACCGCGGATTGTATTCTTGGTCTAATCTCTTCTGAAGATCTAGATGCTCTTGGTCAAATCATGATTAAGCAGTTGAAAAATCGTTGGGGTGATCTAGGTTACTATCGTCGTTTTACTGTTGGTATCGATAGGGCTAAAATGCAAATCTTTGATCTTGAAGAAAGTGCTCAAAGAAATGTAATGAACGACAAAATTGTTGCTAACAACACTAACCAAGACTCGGATAACCCGGTCTTTGATAACACCGTATTTGGTAAAAGTAAGAAAACTTTATTCTCAGCAGGAGGTTTGCAATGAGCTACGTGGTAAAGCAAGATAAAAATACTTACAAGATCTACGACAAGAAGAACGAAAAGTTTATCAATAAGTCATATGATAAGACAGAAGCAGATAAGGTTGCTCGTAAACTTAACTTAGGTTCTGGCTTTGGTGATTGGACTCCAGACTTCTTTAACTATGAATATAACTTGGTTTATAAATAACTCTAAAAACTAGAGGTTTTATAAATGCTTTCTTTCAGAAGCTTCTTGAATGAAGAACCGGAGTTACTGCTCATGAGCTCAGCGTCAGATCAATATGAAAAAGATGTCGCAAATTACTTGAATACTTTTATTGGAGTTGTGGCAGAGAGACCTATAGCATCTCCAAAATTTCCAGATGTTTTAGTAAGACGTACAGTCAATAAAAATTCTAATAAAATGGCTGTATCCTGGATTGAAGTCAAGATGAATCATACTGATAATCTTGGAAATACTCGTGTTTCTTACATTGATGGTAAGTGGACTGCTGCAGCTCCACTCGATCCTATTAAACAGTTTGCTATTGAGTATCTTACTAATTCTCAAGAGACTCAAGCGTTCTTAAAAGATATTGCTAAGTTTGCCGGCATTAAAGATTGGAGAGACATGACTGTTCCTTCAACTAAAGGTGCATTAGCTAAACCAAACGCGGTTCCAAGAGCAAAAATGGCCGAGTATTTTAAAAACCGTAATCAGTACATTCTAAATGTTCCAGATGTAAATCTTGGTGAACTTGTTACAAGACACTATCTAGAAGCAAAAGCAAAGCCAGCACATTATATGCAGGCTGGTGATGACTTTTACATGATCGGAAAAGAAAACCCGCTTAATCTTCCAAATGATATTCCAGTTCTAGGAGTAACAAAAAGAGCTTATGGTACTTTTAAGATGAGAATTGGTGTTAGATCTCAGTTTTATGAAGTTCAACCTGAAATTAAGATCCAAGACATGGGTGAAAGTAAGTACTCAGTTAAACCCGGAACAACAAAAATGAATCCATTTGGTGACAAACAACTTCCACCTGGTTATAAAAGAACCAGAGGATAAGGATCTTTCATGTTAACGTTTAAGAGTTATCTAGCAGAAGAAAAGAATGTTCACATGGAACATCTCGAAGATTCTATTTTGAATCTTGGTGTAAATGGCACTCGTGAAGCTATTAATTTTCTTCGTTCATTAAGAGACATGCTTGCAGGGCGCTCTAAATCTCAAGTTAACGTAACAGTTAAGTGGGATGGAGCGCCTGCGGTTTTTGCAGGTATTGATCCTTCTGATGGTAAGTTCTTTGTTGCAAAGAAAGGCATCTTTAATAAGAATCCAAAAGTCTATAAGACAAATGCAGATGTTGATGCCGATACTTCCGGCGATTTGAATACAAAATTAAAACTAGCTTTAGCTGAGCTTCCAAAGCTTGGTATCAAAGGCGTAGTACAAGGTGATTTCCTATATGCTAAAGAAGATCTCAAAGTGGTGGACATTGAAGGCGAACCATATATTACTTTCCATCCTAATACGATTGTTTACGCGGTACCTCAAAACTCAAAACTCGGTCAAGAAATACTCAGATCCAAGATCGGAGTGGTCTGGCATACAACATACCGAGGAGACTCATTTGAAACAATGTCTGCGAGCTTTGGAGAGGAGATTGCATCTGGCCTCAAGCAAGTAAATAGCATTTGGTCCGTAGACGCCGTATATAAAGACGTGTCCGGAACTGCTAATTTTACTGCAGAAGAAACAGAACAAGTAACTGCTATTCTTTCTCAAGCAGGCAAACTATTTAACTCTATTTCAAGAGAAACTCTTAACGGTGTTTCTGATAATCCAGAAACTCTTATGAGAGTTAAGACATTCGTGAATTCTAAGATACGCCAAGGCGAACGTATTCGTAATACTAAAACTTTTGTAAAAGAATTAGAACAATATATTGAAAACTACTATAATAAAGAAGCAGATAAAAAGACAACACCGTCTGGAAAATCCGCACAATTTGCTAAGCGAGATTCTACTTTAGAATATTTTAGAAAAACACCAACAGCTCAAATAGTTGCGATGTTTGATTTATACAATCTTATCATTGACGCGAAGCTTATGATTATTCGTAAGCTTGATAGAGCAAAGAGAATTGGAACTTTTCTTAGAACATCTAATGGTTATGAAGTTACTGAACAAGAAGGATTCGTTGCAATCGACCGAATGGGCAAAAACGCTGTGAAGCTCGTAGACAGACTCGGATTCAGCAAAGCAAACTTCTCACCAGAATATATTAAAGGATGGCAGCGCTAATGGCACAGTATAATAAGAGTACGTATCAGTATCTACAGAATAATAAAACTCTCTTTGAAGTAGTAATGCTTGCAGACCAATACGGAAATAACATTGGTCCAGCGAATCCTTCGGGAATGGCTGTTGACGCATTCGGCAGAGCAAGAGTTTCTACACCGTTTACTGTGTTTGACTCTTCTCATCGTTATAGAGATAATGGTTTATGGGACACAGCAAATACTGGTGGATCTGCGGTCTTTTCTACAAACGAAGGCCTCGTAAATCTTTCTGTTGACACGACTGCAAATTCCGAAATAATAAGAGAAACATCAACTGTATTTTCTTACCAACCAGGTAAATCACTACAAATATTAAACACATTCGTAATGAATGAAGCAAAAGAAAATCTTCGTCAGAGAGTTGGATACTTCGGCGCACAGAATGGTATATACCTAGAACTCGATGGAAGCGATCTATATTTTGTAAGAAGATCTTATAACTCAGGAATCGTTAATAACACTCGAGTTCACAAAGATGATTGGAATTTAGACAATTTAGACGGTTTAGGTCCTTCAGGATTTACACTCGACATATCTAAAGCGCAGATTATGTTTGTAGACGTAGAATGGTTAGGTGTCGGTAGTGTTAGATGCGGGTTTGTGATAGATGGTCAATTTGTACATGCACATAGTTTTCACCACGCTAATGGTATCACGTCAACATATATGACGACTGCTTCGCTTCCACTTCGATATGAGATACGAAATAACGGTGCAACAGATTCATCAAGCACTCTTAAACAAATATGTACAACAGTCATATCTGAAGGTGGTTACGAACTTAGAGGTTCACAACAATCCGTCGGCACTGCAATCACGACGCCAAAGTCATTAGCAACTGCAGGAACTTACTACCCTGTGGCGTCAATAAGACTTAAATCTACCGCACTAGATGCAGTAGTCATCCCAACTGCGGTTTCAGTAATGGGTGTAGATACTGGTGTGTACGAATGGCGACTTACTGAAAACGCGACCGTCACGACATCTTCTTGGACAGACGCCGGTGCAGATTCTGCAGTTGAATATACATTGATAGGTACTGCAGTTTCTGGTGGTAAGGTGTTAGCTAGTGGATATATCACATCAGCAGTTCAAGCAACCGCAACAACAGATATTCTTAAAGAAGCCTTATTTAAGTTCCAATTAAAAAGAAACGGATTGACTGGAA